ATGCGCTCAAAGCGGATTTGGAGATAATCCGGAGCGCGGCCAAGGTGGCCGGCCACAGTAACGTGTCAATGGTGGAGCGTTACATTCGCGAATGGGCGCAAGGCAAGCGTGGCCAGCCGCGCGATGCCAACACAAACAAGGCGCGCACCACAGCGGCATGGCTCAAGGACACGATCCCGGCCATGTACAAGCGCCTTCACAAAGCGGAAGACGTTTCCGATAGCGACATGACGCTTGCTGATGCCATGACCGTGTGGCTCAAAGCAAACAACATTGACCCGCGCGAATTGCTCGCTGACAAATAATCGCCTTCGCCCCGCCGGCCATTTGGTCGGCGGGGTTTTTTTGTGCCCGCGCCACGCCGCCGTGACAGTACCCGGATGTGTATGCTGCGGCTGGCTGGCACCTGACTCGATCACGCGACCCCGTACATGACAGTTCCCGGATGTGTGCGCCAGACTCACTACGCATACGAAGCTACCCACAGGCTTGTATGGTCACGCCTAATACGTATTAGGCCCGCTCAGAGGACCTCGTTCGTGACAGTACCCGGATGTGTGCGGTGACGCCGCTAGTCAGAGCTAATACGTATTAGTCCTGAACTGCTAACACGTACGTGTTAGCACTTTTTGCTCGCCCCCGTCAAACCAAAAAAGCGCGAAACCTAATGTTAGAAATATGGGGGTATTGTGAGTGGTATTGAAAGAAGGCTTTCGCTGTGATTTCAACGACTTAACCCCTATTGTGCAAAGTAAGTTGGGGAAAGCATAACGCAGCCGAAAAGCAGTGGGGCGTCGAGCCTCCTCGCAAGTGAACAGTATAAAACCCTCATTCCCTTTGGGGGGAGCTCTTTTGTTTGAAAAGTACTCTTTTTTGAACAATATATATATATAGGGGTATATCCCCCCGCAAACCTTTGATTTTCCACGCGTTCATTTGCAAGTGCCAATCGCAATCATTGCCTTACAACCGCTTTCATTTAAGACATCCCCCTAACCCACTGATATAGTTACACCTTTCGTCCTATACCCAAAACCCCTTGACTCAAACAGGGTTTTGTGCTACAATAAAAGAAAAAACGGCGCGGACCCTTTGTCCGTACCGCAACTTGGGCAAGGTGTGCTTGCCCCTAATACGTATTAGCCCTGCTTGGAGGCAGGGCGTCATTTGGAGAAGGACAACGACCATGAAGAAGCTGACCCTGTTTTTCGTCCCCTCGTTCGATGACGAGACCGACACCCCTTGCATATACGACGCTATCACTGAGGTGGTGGAGCTACCCCTCGACTGTGCAACCCCCGAAGAGCTGTTTGGCGAAGGAGACCAAGACTAATGCGTATTACCCCTGAAGATTGGAAGGACCTCTTCGCCCTGCGGGACGACCTCCAAGACGAAGACCGTGCGCTGCTGCGCCGTGCCATCAAGTACATTGAGTACCTCGAAATCACCATGCGGCAAGCCCGCAAGCTGCTGCACATCCAAGGGAAGGGCGACCAATGACCAACTGGAAACGACTGGCGGACATGACGCCTGAACCTAGCTTGCTAGAGGCTATCGCGTTCGCGGAGCGTGAGGAGAACATGCTTTCGGACGAGGCAATCAAAGCCTACATCACGAAGATGCGGGCGGTCCATGAGCAACCCCTTAACTACCCTCTCCGGATAATCAACGCCAAGGGGTTCGTGACCCACCTTCGCACCCTGCCCGACGACGAGGCAGTTGCGCTTGCTATTCACGCAGTGCGAGAGGGCGACAACCAGCAAGAGCTGTTACGTAACCGTGCCTTCACCCAGTGGATAGTGGATATGGCGGAGAGCGGTGCGCTGTGAGGAACGGAGCAAGCCAAATGACGTGCCGTCTATGCGGGGACTACGTGCCTGAACGCCGCGCCCTGTTGGGATACCGCACCTGCCTTACGTGTGGCGAACAAGAGGCAAGGCAGGTGCAATGGTGCACCGCACCAATCAACAAGTCTAACTACACCGTTATCACCAACCGCGCCGAACTGGCGCAACTCAACCCGAAGAGGACAAGCTGATGGAAAACGAAAAACTGATCCCCCTGCTGGACGCGCTGGTAGGGAAGACCGTCGCCAAGTGGGAGTTCGTGGGTGAACCCTACTGGAGAGACGAGCCCAACCCCGGTGAGGGTGTCCGCCTGCACTTCACTGATGGCACCAAGTTCACCGTCTACGAGCGCCAACAGGCAGGCCAAGTTGGCTATGAGTTTGGGGAGCAACGCTGATGAAGTGGAGACCGATTGAGACCGCGCCTGCCGAGGGGCCATACCTTGTGTATGGCGGCACTTGGTTCAGCGAACTGAACGACGAGGGGGAAACGGCACTCGTGACCAAGGTGGAGGACAAGGAAGGTGCCTGCTTCAACGTGGCAGACGTTTGCTACTACAGCGTTTGGGTGAAGAACCCCACGCACTGGATGCCACTGCCGGCAGCGCCGAAAGGAGAAACACCATGAGCATGGGTGAGTGGATTGTCGAACTCGATGCGGACTTGCAGATCACGCAGGTCAGACAGCGTACCGACGTAGACCAAGACCCTAACAACGGCCCACTAGGTATCATGTTTACCGACACCCTTGAAGGCTGCGTCTACGATGAGTGGACGGCGGGTATAGACCCTGATGTCGGCTGGAGGTCGCAAAGTCCTGAGCATACGTGGGCTTGGGTGCGTGAGCAATTCCCTCACGACACCTTGTTCTTCTACACCAACGCCGTCGATGAACTGGGTGCGTTTACCAACGTGCAAGCGTGGCTACGTGCGCAGGCATAGGTTCCAACGTGTGGCCAAAACCCCTTGACTCAATGAGGGTTTTATGCTATAATAAAAGAAAAAACGAATTAGGATCAGTAGCTTAGCGTAACCCATCAACCAAAGCTAATACGGATTAGGAGCAATCATGCAGACCATCAATTTCGCCAAGGGCCTGTCGTTCGAGCAAATCGCCCTGTTCATCGCAACATGCCCGGAGATTCGCGTTCACGTTGAGGGTGAGCCGGGTATCGGTAAGAGCAGCATGCTGCCCATCATCGCCCGCTATGCAGGCATCAAGCGTTGGGCCTACATTGATACCCCCAGCCTCGACGTCGGTGATGCGCGAATGCCTGTGCTGAAGCACGACACCAAGACAACGGGCTTCTACCCCAACGAGTGGTTCCAGCTGCATACCGGTGAGCCGGTTGTCATCATGTTGGACGAGTTCCCCAAGGCACCGCAGTCTACGCAGAACATGCTGCACCCGCTGCTGGAAGAGACCAACCCACGGTTCGGTGACATCCCGCTGCCTCCGGGTAGCATCGTATTCTCAACGGGCAACCTGACGACGGACGGCGTGGGCGACAACACCAAGGCACATACCATCGGACGGCAGACCCGTATACCTATGCGCAAGAGCACCAACGAGGAGTGGATTCGCAACTACGCTATCCCCCACCAGATCGACGGTGCCATCATCGCATGGGCCAACGAGACCCCGCAGGCATTCGCCAGCTATCTGGATGAGGGTGCATCCGAGAACCATCTGATCTTCAACCCGCGCCGTGTGGGTAAGTCGTTCTGTTCACCGCGTTCGCTGTCTCGCTGCAACCCCATCGTCAAGCAGCGTGAGATCATCGGTATGGAGGCCATGACGGCTGGGCTTATCGGTACCATCGGTGAGCAGGCAGCGCGGGAACTGGGGACGTTCATCGAATACCACCGCGACGTGCCCAAGTGGGCCGACATCATCGCCAACCCCAAGACCACCAAGCTGCCCATGTCCCCGCCGGCCACGTCCGTGCTTGTCTTCAATGCTGTGACGCGCATCGACGAGGAGACCATCAATCCGTTCATCGACTACCTCGAACGGCTGGACACTGGCTGGCAGGCTACGTTCATGATGACGCTGGCCAAGTCTGAGAAGCAGAAGATCGGCTTCAAGAACGCCCGGTTCGCCAAGTGGGTGGCCGACAACGCTGACCTGTTGTGATTAGTGAGTAAGGAGCAAGCACATGGACACAATACATGACCCGCTAGACCGCAAGCTGAAGCGGGTGAAGATCAACCTGTTGCGTGATAACCGCTTCGCGTTCTGGCGTGGCATCATGATGGTCGGTGATACGATACTGACTGACGACATACCCACAGCGATGACTGACGGCTACAACGAGTTCTATGGCCGGGAGTTCGTCGAGCAGCAGGACGACAAGCAGGTGGCGTTCGGCATGTTGCATGAGAACTGGCACAAGTTGGAGCGGCACCTGTCTACGTATGACAAGCTGTTCGAGTTGGACCCGCAGATATGCAACATGGCATGCGACTACCGCATCAATCTGGGGCTGGTTGACCTTGACCCCATGGAGCAGACCATCCGGTTCCCGACGACCCCGGACGGTAAGCGGTTCGGCCTGTTGGACGAGCGGTTCCGTGGCATGAGCGTGCTGCAAATCTTCCGGATACTGAAGCAGGAGCAGCAACAGCAGGGCGGGCAGGGGCAACCCGGTGACGGTCAATCAGGTGCCGGCCAACCGGGTAGTGGCAATTTCGACAGCCACGACTGGGGCAATGCCAAGGGCCGGGGTAAGGAGGAGCAGGACAAGCTCGACAAGATCATCGACCAAGCCATCCGGCGTGGTGCGGTGGAGCATGCCAAGATCAACGGCAAGGGCGACGGTGCCATGGACCGCCTGCTGGGCGAACTGACTGAGCCCAAGATTGACTGGCGCGAACTGCTGGCTGAGTTTGTCCGCAGCGTATGCAACGGTAGGGACATGACAACGTGGCGCAAGGTCAACCGCCGGTTCCTAGCGCATGACATGCTGATGCCTTCGATGATCTCCGAGCGCATCGGTCATGTGGTCGTGGGCGTGGACACGTCGGGTTCTATAACGGGGAAGCAAATCAATGTGATGCTCTCCGAGGTGGTGGGGCTGGCCAAAGAGGTGCGGCCCGATCACGTAGACCTGCTGTACTGGGACAGCCGCGTGGCGAGGCACGAAGAGTATGACGAGACCAACATCGACCTGATGGCTACGTCTACGAAGCCAGCTGGAGGGGGAGGCACCAGCCCGGCGTGTGTCAAAGACTATCTGAAGCAGAAGCACATCATCCCCGAGTGCGTCATCATGCTGACTGACGGCTATGTGGACAGCTGGCCTGACTTCGACTGCCCGGTGTTGTGGGTGGTGACGACGAAGAAGATCACGGCAGCGACGGGGCAGACGGTCCACCTCGACGACAACTAATACGTATTAGACCTGAAGGAGCAAACCAATGAGCATCGCATCGTCATCCGTTCTTGTGGAACTGAACATCAGCGTGTGGACCGCCAACAAGGTGGACAAGCGCATCACTGACAACGTGCTTGTGTCTAACGGCGCAACCACAACAGACGCCGGCCTGTTCCGCAAGAACCTCATGGCAGGCTCGACCCTGCGCAAAGACATCGCGGACTTCGCAGCAAGCTGCCGCCTGTGGCACAACAACATGACGCTGGCGTGGGCCGACCGTGGTCCGCGTCTTCTGCCTACGTCACTATTCCTTGACTACAAAGCGGAAGCCAACCGGCGCAAGGCACAGTTCGACCACATGACGGCGCACTTCATGACCGAGTATCCGCAGCTGCGCTCCAACGCTCCGGTGTTTTTGGGTAGCATGTTCAACGTAGACGACTACCCGTCGGTTGAGGAGCTTCATGCCAAGTTCGGCTTCCGTATGGTGTTCGCGCCGCTGCCCGAAGCGGGCGACTTCCGCTTGGACGTAGCGAACGAGGACTTGGCCGAGCTACGCAGGCAGTACGACACCAACCTCAACGCCCGCCTGACTGAAGCTATGCAGTCTCAGTGGGACAAGCTGCACGACATGCTGACCCGCATGAGCGAGAAGCTGGAGGAGCCCGAGGGTGAGGACAAGCGCCGCTGGCACGATACGTTCATCGGCAACGCTTCCGAGATGTGCAAGATGCTGACGCACCTCAACGTGGCCAAGGACCCGAAGCTGGAGGAGGCACGGCGCAAGCTGCAAGACGCCATCTCTGGCGTGAACATCGACGACATCAAGGACGACGAAGGCACCCGGTCCGACGTCAAGGAGAAGCTCGACGCCATCCTGTCGGACTACAGCTGGTAACAACGTAGAAGGAGAGAGACAATGGGACGACCGAGAGCCGGTGAAACCCCCAAGGTGTGGAAGAACGTCACCATGGACTCCAAGGCGGCAGAGATGCTGGGCCTTGCCGGCACAGCGCTGAGTGAGAAGTTTGGGTTCCGTCCGACTATAACCCAGACGATTCTCTACCTCATCAAGCACTACGAAAGGACCGAGGACAAATGACCGACGAACCCAAGGTGTTCACGCTGCTGCGTGAGTACGACGAGAGCAAGTCCAAGCTGCGCGCTCTTGAGGAGGAGCTTAACAAAGAGTGCGCGGCCTATGGCCGAGACGTGCTTGGCCTGTGGGGCTTCAGCCCCAACCACCTGCGCCAGCGCCTGTATGCGATGGGCCTAACCAAGAAGGAGCAAACCAATGGGTAAAAAAGATCGCACCTACTTCCGCACCCTCAACTGGGCAGCACTCAAGCGGTGGGTGGACTATGGCACCAACGACGAGGTGAACTGGCACGACCTTGCGATGGTGCTAGTGGAGCGCGCCGACGAAGAGCGCGAGGACGCCTACGACAAGGGACGTGGTGAGGGTTATCACCACTGGGATAGCAACTGAGGAGCAAACGAAATGTCCGCTATTGATTATGGCCGCTACGACTACGTCAAGTTTGGCACCTACAAGAACGTCATGATCCGCTGGGAGAAGGGTGACGTGCAGAAGCCTGTGACGGTCACGTCCTTCATAAGCCCGCTTGTCGAGAAGCTGGCGCTTCACCACGGCAACTGGACCATCATCGGTGATGGCGTGCGCTGGAGCGATGCCGTGCATGTGTTCAACGTTTTTGAGAATGACGAGTACATCGGGTATTTCGCTGAGTCCAATCACCGTGGAAGTAAAGCGGTAGACATGACCAGCCGCACCATCGACCGCTCACTATGGCGTGGGCGACACAAGACTACCGGCGACCTCAAGAAAGCGTACAAGATCATTAAGGATAACTTCGTAACGCTAGGTTTCGAAGACCGTGCTTCGGCTGTGTCGTCTAGGAGTAGAAACGCGGTGACTAACGTAGCCTACAAGATGAACCGAGATATGACCGGCATCTATGATAAGCTCCGCTCCCCCCTGATGTGTTATCTGTACCACAATATCGCCAGCATCGGGCCAGCGCTTGAAGCCATCGGGGCTAGCGCACACGAAGTGAACTCGTTTTGCACCGCCTACGAAGAGATGAAGCTGGGGGAGCATGGTAAAGCGGCTGTTGATAACGATACGGGTGTGACCGTGACGCCGTTCAAGGATCGCTTCATCGTGTGCATCCCCAAGCAAGAGCCGGTCCTCATGACGCAGACCGAGCTGCCCGAGATGCTTCGGACCAAGATGGCCATGCTGAAGCTGATGGACCAAGACAACGTCATTCTGGAAGACGTCGGTATGCGGACAGACGGGAATATCTTCTACATCATACCGTGACGTGGGGGGGGGCCGGAGAGACCCGGCCCTTTTTCCTGTTGACACTCCCCAATGAGGGATATACCTTCAATACAGAGGAGCAAACAATATGGCAGACACGCCAGAGAAGCGCGTCAAGCGCGCCGTCGAAGCTATGCTCAAGAGCATGGGTGTCTATTACTTTTTCCCGCCGGCTAACGGCTACGGGCGTAGTGGTATCCCCGACATCATATGCTGTGTGAACGGCTACTTCGTCGCCATCGAATGCAAAGCAGGCGGTAACAAACCCACACCCCTGCAAATCCGTGAGATCGAGAACATCCGCCTCGCTGGCGGCGTGGCTGTCGTGACCAACGAGAACAACTACGAACTGTTGCGCGAGGTGCTGGGTTCTATCATGAAGAGGAAGCCCCATGGCGAGGAAACCTAAATACGACCTGCATCATATGGAAGTCGGGCAAACCAAAGCATGGCCCGACATTTCCGTAGAGCACGCTATGCGGATCAAACGCAGTGCACATAACATGAACGGGCGAGGCAAGATGTACTTTGTTACTCGTGTCATCGACGGCGTACTGCGGATTACGAGGATCAAATGATTCGTGAGGTGGCAGCGGGTGTGGTGGTGGTCGTTGTCGTCATCCTTAGTTGGATGATGGTTGTCGACGCCGCTGTGTTCGAGGTCGAGCAGAGACAAGAGGAGGTCAACAGTCGATATGCAACCAGCAGTATACCCTAGCGAGAACGAGCCCTTCTTCTACGTCTACTTCACTAAGCAGGAAGGCCGGTGGACCATCGTCGCCGTGCATCCGGAGGGGGAACACAGGCCCCCCGTGTACACGGCGCGTAGCATAATCGAAGCCGTGGACGAGCTAGGCGCATTTCAGAAGGTGAATACATGGCTACAGAAATCAAACGCCGCACTAGCGCAGATGCACGGGTAGTCATGCGAATGAGCGTCCTCACCATCGACTTCGAGACCTACTACAGCCAGCAGTTCAGCCTGTCGAAGATCACAACGGAGGAGTATGTCCGTGACTCGCGCTTTGAGGCTATCGGCGTATCCGTAAAGGTGGACGACGAGCCGGCGCAGTGGTTCTCCGGCACAGCCAAGCAGACCAAGGCTTGGCTGGATAGGTTCGACTGGGCCAACAGCATCGCCATCGCGCACAACGCGATGTTCGATATGGCCATCATGAACTGGCGGTTCGACATCCGACCCAAGCGCATTGTGGATACCCTGTCCATGCTGCGGGCTATCGACGGACCTGATGCGGGTAACAGCCTAGCCAAAGCTGCCGAGCGGTACGGGCTGGGCGTCAAGGGCACCGAGGTTATCAACGCGCTGGGCAAGCGCCGGCTGGACTTCACGCCGGAAGAACTGGCGACCTACGGCAACTACTGCGTCAACGATACCGAGATGACGTACAAGCTGGCGATGAAGCTGACAGACGGGTTCCCCAAGGAGGAGCTGCGGCTGATCGACCTGACCATGCGTATGTTCACCGAGCCGGTTCTGTATCTCGAAAAGGCCGATTTGGGGTTACACTTGGCCGAGGTGCAGGCGCACAAGGAAGCTCTCATGGCCAAGCTCAACTATGAGAAGGCCGACCTGATGAGCAATCCTAAGTTAGCAGAGTTGCTAACCTTCCACGGCGTTGTTCCACCTATGAAGATTAGCCCAACGACGGGCAAGGAGACCCATGCCTTCGCCAAGAACGACGAGGCGTTTAAGGAACTGCTGGAGCATGAGAACCCACAGGTGCAGGCCATTGTCGCTGCGCGGCTGGGGGTAAAGTCTACGTTGGAAGAGACCCGGACCGAGCGGTTCATCAAGATCGCTGAGCGTGGCACCTTACCTGTGCCGCTGCGCTACTACGCAGCCCACACTGGGCGGTTCGGCGGCGACGATAAGGTCAACCTCCAGAACCTGCCGCGCAAGTCACCGCTGAAGAAAGCCATCAAGGCACCTCCCGGCTACGTGATTATCGACTGCGACTCCAGCCAAGTCGAAGCGCGCACCTTGGCGTGGCTGGCTGGGCAGTGGGACTTGGTTGCGGCGTTCTACAAGGGTGAGGACGTCTACAAGATCATGGCGTCATCCATCTACGGCGTACCAGTGGACGAAGTTACTGACTCGCAGCGGTTCGTGGGTAAGACTACCATTCTAGGTGCAGGCTACGGCATGGGTGCCAAGAAGTTCCAAGCGCAGCTGAAGACGTTCGGTGTGACGCTGGAGCTAGAGGAATGTGAGCGCATCATCCACGTCTACCGGGCCACATACCCGCGTATCCCGCAGCTGTGGCAACAGGCGCAGGCAGCCCTAATAGCTATTAGTCGTGGAATGACGTCTCCGGTCGGTGAGCCTGATGTGCTGAAGATAAGCGACGGCGTCACGCTCCCCAACGGCCTCAAGCTGCGTTACCCCAACTTGCGCCCGCATCGGGACGAGAAAGGGAAAGTGGAGCTGGTCTACGACACCAAGAAGGGCAAAGCTGTTATCCCTACGCGGATATACGGCGGCAAGATGGTCGAGAATATCTGCCAAGCCTTGGCCCGCATCATCATCGCCAACCAGATGTTGATGATCGCCCGGAGGTACAAGGTAGCCATGACCGTCCACGATAGCGTGGTGGTGGTAGCACCGCAGGAGGAAGCTAACGAAGCGCGTGCGTTCGTTGAGCAGTGTATGCGTATCCGCCCGAAGTGGGCAGCGGCGTTGCCGTTAAACTGCGAGAGCAAGATGGGAGCAAGCTATGGCGGGTGAGATTAAACTCAGGTTCCGCTGGGACGGCGAAGAAGGGCGAGTCGTAGGTTCAGACTTCGTCAAACTGCTGGATACAGACTGGATTATTGCAGCCGACTTTCTGAAAGACATAATCTGGCTAGCCGAGGGCTACTACAAAGACGTCTTGAAGGCGAAGCACACCAACAAAGGAGAAAGCAAATGACCGAATACAAATTCACGCAAGACTGGTTCAGCCACAACATCCCTGTGTGGGAGCAGCTAAAGAGCTTGCTGCCGGAGCGGCAGCGGTTTCTTGAGGTCGGTTCTTTTGAGGGCCGCAGCATGGTCTGGATGGCCGAGAACATGATTTCTGGCGAAGCCCCTGCGGATATCTACTGCATCGACACATGGAAAGGCAGTGAGGAGCATAAGAACGGAGAGCTTAGCGGGGCCGAAGATCGGTTCGACCACAATACCAACATTGTGGAGGAAGAAAACAAAGTCTACGTCCATAAACTCAAAGGCAGGTCCATCCAGCACCTCGCTTACTGGTTGGTGGAGGCTTTCGAAGACCACCCGACTTTCGACTTTATCTACATCGACGGCAGCCATGTTGCCAAGGATGTGCTGACTGATGCGTGTATGGCGTGGCCGCTGCTGAAGCAGGGTGGCCTCATGGTGTTCGACGATTATCTGTGGGGTGAGAGCCGAGACATCTTGCACCGCCCTCGCTTGGCGGTGGACTTCTTTGTGAATACTTTCGCTGAAGGGCTTGACATTGTTCACATAGGTCATCAGTTTGCGGTGCGTAAGAAGTGACAGGCAACATCGTTACACGCCCACGCAAACCTGCCGGCTGGTGGACGCCCGGAAGGCGGCAAGAAGTTTGGGATATGTACGTAGCTGGCGAGCCCTTTGAGGTGATCGCCAAGCATTTCGGTGTGACTCTCTCCGCCGCTGCGCGGCAAGTTTACGCCCATAAGAAGGAGCAATCCAAGTGAGTGATGAAGTGAAAGTGAAGCCGGTGGACCCGGATTATAAAATCCCCAGCATCATGGTGGCGACACCCATGTACGGTGGCATGTGCACTGGGGCTTACGTGCAGGGCTTGCTCTTCACGATGGCCAAGATGCGCGAAGTGGGGGTGAATATCTTCTGGTGCCAGATCACCAACGAGAGCCTCATCACCCGTGCCCGCAACGAACTGGCGCGTGTCTTCCTTGAGAAGGAGATCGACTACCTGATGTTCATCGACGCCGACATTGGCTTCGATCAGAACGCTGTGGCTATGCTGTTAGCGGGAGACAAGGACATCGCGTGCGGTATCTATCCCAAGAAGGAAGTGAACTGGGAGAGCGTCAAGAAGGCAGCGCGTGAGGGCAAGAACGACCTGCACGACCACGCTGGCGCGTTTGTGTTCAACATGGTGGGCAACAGCCACCAAGAGACGGATGACGACGGCTTCATCGAGGTACGCCACGGCGGCACGGGCTTCATGCTCATCAAACGCCGTGTTTTTGAGGAGCTTGCTCCGCATGTGCCCACCTATCGGGTATCGTCATTCTTTGATCCGGAGAAGGGGGAGTATGCCAAGCCCCTGACCCATGAGTTTTTCGCAACAAGTATCGACGACAGCGGAGCGTTGCTGTCCGAGGATTATCACTTTTGCGAACTTTGGCGGAAGCACGGCGGCAAAATCAATGCCCACCCGTTCATCCGTCTAACCCACACCGGCACGTACACCTATGATGGTGACATTCTAAAGTCCGGTGGCAACCTCAAGTAGGAGCAAGCAAATGAAGAAGGTCACGAAAACTAAGAGCGATCACGCGCGCAAGTTGTTTGCGGATGGTCACAGCACCGCCGAAGTTGCAAGGATTGCGAATGTGAACTACGGCCACGCATGGAATATCCGTAAGGGTATGTTAGCGAAAGTGCAGGCGGAGCCGGAGTCCGAAAACGACGACAACGTGGTGCGTCCAAGGGTTGTAGGCCCGCATAAGATGCAACGTGTTACGAAGGAACAAGCAGAACAGCTTAAAGAACAGGCACGGGAGAAACACTCCGAGCTGCTCTACAGCTTGTCTAACGGTAAGGGCAGAGAGCGCATAGCGCCTGAGCCAGTTGCGGAAGAGCAGCTTAAGCAAATCCTCGACAAGCGGGCCGAGCAATACGGTGCCTTCATGCGTAACGCCGACATCGCTATTAAGCTTAAGCAAGTGATCCACAATGCGATGGTGCGTGAGGATACGCAGCTATACCCAGACCAGCTTCAAGCTCTCGATATGATTGCCGCGAAGATCGGTCGTATTTTGACGGGTAACCCGTCGCACCTAGATAGCTGGGTAGATATCGCCGGTTATGCTAAGCTGGTCTCAGACCGACTACAAGGCACGTCGAGATAAGGCTAAAATAATGACAGCGTGGTCCTATAGCAGCATCAAAACCTTCGATCAGTGTCCGAAGAAGTACTACCACCTCAAGGTGGCTAAGGACGTCAAGGATACTCCGGGGGAAGCTGCTGACTATGGGACCGCCGTCCACGAAGCGGCTGAGTTGTTTATCACGAAGGGGGCACCCATCCCTGAAAAGTTCGCATTTATGCGCCCCATCGTGGAGCCATTGGCGAAGAAGCAGGGCACCAAATACGCCGAGATCAAGATAGGCGTAACGAGCGACATGAAGCCCTGTGGCTTTTTCGACAAGGACGTCTGGTACCGGGGCATCGCTGACTTGCTCATCGTGAACGGCAGCAAGGCGTGGTTGGTGGACTACAAGACCGGCAAGAACGCCAAGTACGCCGATATGAAGCAGCTGGACCTGCTGGCCGGTGCGGTATTCATCCACTTCCCCAAGGTGGAGACCATCAACTCCGCACTGCTGTACGTTGTCAGTCAGGAAATGCCGAGGAAGACCCATCAACGAGAGAGCTTGGCTGCTTACATGGGCGTGTTTGACACCCAACTGGAAAACTTGTCAGACGCAATGAACAACGGTGTGTGGAACGCTAAGTCTAGCGCGCTATGCGGATGGTGTCCGGTTCAAACCTGCGAACATTGGCGGCCACGGAGGCGCTGATGCAACTTCTGAGCCTGAAGGCAAGCCTTGACAACTACCACCAGTCGCGGGCCGATAAGCATGGCTATTTGTACGTGCATAGCAGAACTATTGGTACCGTCGGGGATGTGGTAGAAGCAAAATCACTTGCCACAGGGGGTATCGTCACGCTGATGGCCCCGTACTTCGATGCAAAGGAGATCGAAGATGCCCAGAAAAATACGTGACTACCGCGACGAGTACTTCAAATACCAAGGCACTCCCGAGCAGAAGAAGAACCGCGCTGCCCGTAACGCCGCCCGCGCCAAGCTGATGAAGGCCGGCAAGGTCAAGAAGGGTGACGGCAAGGACGTTGCTCACGTCAAAGCGCTAGACAAGGGTGGCAGCAGCAGCGATGGACTCCGGGTGGAAGGCCGAGGGGCCAACCGCTCATTCAAGCGGGACAACAAAGGTAACCTTGTGTCGGAGACCAGCGCACGAGAGCGCAAAAAGAAGTAACGAGCTAGGAGCAAACTAGTGCAAATTATTGATAACAAAGCGCTGCTTGTCAGTGCCGATGACCCGTCTGTCATTACATCTGTAGTAACAAAGAGCGCCCACACCCGCAACGGTGTGCTGGTACATTGGGGGCAGAAAGAAGCCGAGAAGCTGGCAACGCTGGGCTTCAATCCCCCTTCACCCATCTTACGGGATTATCAGTGGACGGGTAAGTTCACGCCGTTTGAGCACCAGAAGACCACAGCGTCTTTCTTGTCACTTCGCAGGCGTGCGTTCTGCTTCAACGAGCAGGGTACGGGTAAGACCGCCAGCGTCATCTGGGCCGCCGACTACCTGATGAAGAGGGGGCTGATTAAGCGCGTCCTTGTGCTGTGTCCGCTGTCGATCATGAAGTCCGCATGGCAGCAGGACCTGTTCAAGTTTGCCATGCACCGGTCGTGCAGCGTGGCGCATGGGGCTGCGAAGCAGCGGAGCAAGATCATTCAAGCCGGGTCCGAGTTCGTCGTCATCAACTTTGACGGCGTGGCCACCGTGCTGGACGAGATTATGGCGGGCGGGTTTGACCTTATCGTCGTGGACGAGGCGTCGGCGTACAAGACGGCTACCACCAACCGTTGGAAACTTCTGCACAAGATACTGAAGCACACGGACCCACGCCTGTGGATGCTTACTGGTACGCCAGCAGCACAATCTCCACTGGACGCGTACGGGCTGGGTAAGCTGGTCAATCCGGAAGGTACCCCGAAATACTACACGCACTTCCGCTTCAGCACGATGTACCCTGTGACGAAGTTCAAATGGGCACCCAAACCTGAAGCCCCGAGGATCGTTCATAATGTCCTGCAACCGGCTATCCGGTTCGAGAGGAAAGACTGTCTCGACCTGCCGGAAGTCACCTATGTGGACCGTGATGCGCCGCTGACCCCCCAGCAGGCTAAATACTACAGCCACCTGCGCAACGACATGATTCTAGAAGCGGCGGGCGAGGAAGTCAGCGCCGTCAACGCAGCGGTCAAAATGAACAAGCTGCTCCAGATCAGCGGGGGCGCTGTCTACACTGACAAGGGTGAGGTGCTAGAGTTCGACGTGTCTAACCGGCTGAACGCCGTGCTGGAAGTCATCGAGGAAGCAAGCCACAAAGTGCTGGTCTTTGTGCCGTTCACTCACACCATAGAGCTTCTGCGGGCGCACCTAGAAAAAAAGGGAATCAACTGTGGCGTTATCAATGGCAGCGTATCCGTAAACAAACGCGCAACGCTGATTGACCAGTTCCAGAACACCAAAGACCCCCACGTCTTAATCATCCAGCCGCAGGCGGCCAGCCACGGGCTTACCCTTACGGCGGCAGACACAATCATCTGGTACGCACCTGTGACGTCAGTGGAAACCTACCTGCAAGCCAACGCCCGTATCAACCGCCCCGGCCAGAAGAACGCCATGACCATCGTGCACATCCGAGGCAGCGAAGCCGAGTCACACGTGTACAACATGCTTCGCGGCAACATCACGAACCACGAACGAGTGATCGACCTGTACCGGAAAATCTTTCAGTAGATTGTTGACACTGTATAGTGTAAGCGGTATACGGGTTACCCAACCACAAGGAGCAAACCATGGACGAGGATATCCCAGCTGACAAGCTGGTGTCGGTTTACCGTCGCATTCGTACAGCGATTGACGAAAAAGAGGAGGAACATAAGCAGGTTGTCAGCGACCTGAAAGACAAGCTGGAGCTGGTAAGCGAACGCTTGCTCAAGCTCTGCAACGACCAGAATGTCGATAGCCTTCGCACTGTGGAAGGCACCGTCACGCGACGGATTAAGTCGCGGTTTTGGACAACCGACTGGGAGTCCATGTACAAATTCATCAAGGAGCAGGACGCACCGTTCTTACTGGAGCAGCGTATCCACATCGCGAACATGCGGCAGTTCCTTGACGAAAACCCTAACCTGCACCCCGTTGGTTTGCAGGAAGACCGGAAGTACGCCATCACCGTCCGTAAACCCTCTAACAAGTGAGGAATGACATGACCGAATTGATTACCCTTAAAAACAATCTGCCCGCACGTTCGGAGCGCCGTGCTTCGCGGCTGGCAGATAAGATCGCCACTGGCGGCAGCCTGCGCCGTGTTGCCACCAACACCAACGGTACCTTTAAGCGTATCGTGGGCGGTGAGCAGATTGGTAAGGCTATCCCCCACCAGATCGACGTCATCATCGTCGATATGCTTCCCGATGTGTCGCGCGAGTTTTATGCAGCCGCCTACGACCCGGAAGGTACGCCTACGCTCCCCGATTGCTGGTCAAACGACGGCAAGACCCCGGACGCCAAGGCTTCCAACCGGCAGGCTTCCAGCTGCGCTTCTTGTCCGATGAACGTCGACGGTTCAGGCACCCGTGGTAAGGGTAAGGCTTGCCGCTTCAAGCGCCGTCTTGCTGTGCTGGCCGAAGGTGACCCCTCGGGCGAAGTCTATCAGCTGAGCATCGCGTCCAAGTCCTTGTTCGGTAAGAGCAGCGGGCCGACCTACCCGTTCGAGTCGTATTGCAAGTACCTGAAGTCCAACGGCGAAGCCCCGGATACCTTGGTGACGCGCGTGGCGTATGACCTTGATGCCGATACGCTGACGCTGAACTTCCGCGAAGTGCGCTTTCTTACTGCGGAAGAGGAAAACCTTGTCGATACCGTGTACAGCGACCCCGAGACCAAGCGGTATACGCAGCTGACCGTGTCCGACACGGAAGGTGCGGCAGTGAAGCCGGCAAGGGCCGCTGAAGTTGCGCCGAAGGCCGCTGTCGTGGAAGAAGCGGATATCGAAGAAGAGCCGGCACCGATCAAACGCCCTAACCCGAAGTCTGAAACCGCTGCACCTAAGCCGGTTGAGGACAGCAAGCTGGCTTCGCTCATCGACGACTGGGGCGACGAGGACTAAGCGATGTACGGCTACAGTATCAAGGTAGCCGAAGCTGTCAGGAATGCTGACGAGAGCCTTCTGGGCGTCCAGCTTGGGCGTAAGTGCGTAGAACGTAATATCCCTATCGTGGATGTTGCGCGCACCCTGAAGGTCTCTCGTCAGACTATCTACAGCTGGTTCACGGGACTTACGCATCCCCACCCACACCGCAGGGAAGCTATTCTGCTGTGGATGAGGCTGGACCTGAAGACCGGCGACTGAGCTTCGGTGGACGTATCAACTGGCGGGTTTGCCCGCATCAGTGGACTTTGCAATGCAAAATGTAGACCTTTTGAGTACGGTGCAGCCAGCCGATGGTTGGTTTGCGGTTCTCGGCATAAAAGGTCCGCGCGACGTACGGCAGGTCTTTGTAGCTACGAGAGAAGAGGTAGACGCACAGGCGGCCAAATTCGTTTCACAGAAACGGAACGTATTTTTCGGGGTGGCCAAGTATGCCACCAACGAGAACCGCCTGAAGGACAACGTCAAAGCTCTACGCGCGTTCTGGGTGGATATTGACTGCGGCCCTAGCAAGGCTGAAGTCAACGAGAAGACCGGCAGACCCGAAGGGTATATCGACCAAGCCGCCGGCTTGGCGGCACTTCGTGGTTTTTGCAAACTGGTCGGACTTCCTCGTCCGCTGCTTGTTAACTCAGGACGCGGTATCCACGCCTACTGGCCCCTTACCCGTGACATCACACGGCAGGAGTGGGAGCCCGTAGCTGCAAGGCTTAACAGCCTATGCGTAACGCATAACTTTTATGTCGACCCCTCGGTGTTCGAGGTCGCGCGTATCCTGCGCGTACCCGGCACTTTCAACTTCAAGGACGACCCAGCGAAGGAAGTCACCGTCATCGCTGATGCCGGCGCAACAGATTTCGATGTGTTTCGGAACACCCTAGGTGTTTCAGAACTCCAAGTCTTTGATATTCCAAAAGAACGTAGGAGCAACTTGCGGGAGAAGCTGCAAGAAAACACCACGTTCAACTTCGCCAAAATTATGCGGCGCAGCCTGAAGGGTGACGGCTGTCAGCAGTTGGTAGCCGCGTACAAGGATCGGGAGTCTCTCTCCGAGGTGCGCTGGTTCGACGCCTTATCGGTGGCCAAGTTCTGCGTAGATCGTAGCTCGGCCATCCAGAAGATATCCGTGGGGCACCCTGACTACGACCCGGTCAGAACGCTGGACAAGACCAAGCATATCAGCGGCCCGCACAACTGCGCTACGTTTGAACGCAACAACCCCGGTGGCTGCTACGGCTGTCCATATCTAGGTAGGATTAAGAACCCTATCGTCTTGGGTAAGGAGGTCGCTGAGTCTGAGACGGAGGACGGTAACTACGTCATACCCGAAACCGAGGACGTTCCGGAAGAAATCCGTATACCCAAGTTTCCTTACCCCTACGTGCGTGGGAAGAAGGGGGGTATCTACCTACTCTCTGACAAGGAGGAGACCGAACCGGTCCTTGTCTATGAGCACGACCTGTATGCCGTGAAGATTATGACCGACCCGAAGGACGGTGATGTGGTCCTGATACGGTTGCATTTGCCCAAAGAAGGCATACGTGAGTTCGTGTTACCATACGCTGTGGCTTGCGGGGACTCGACAGAGCTACGCAAAAAGCTTGCGTTTAACGGCGTAGCGTCAACCACCAAGGAGTTCCCTGCGCTGGCGACGTTCGTCACCCGGTCGGTCAAAGAGATGCAATACGAGAAAAAGGCGGAACGTATGAGAATGCAATTCGGATGGGCTGACAACGACAGCAAGTTTATCGTTGGTGACCGTGAGATCACGGTCGATGGCATATACCATAGTCCTCCGTCTTCGACGACGGCGGGGCTAGTTGAGCACCTTGTGACGGTAGGCAGCTACGAGAAGTGGCAAGAGGTATTCAACCTCTATGGTCGTCCGGGGCTTGAGCCGCATGCTTTTGCGGCGTTGGCTGCCTTCGGTGCCCCTCTGTTCAAGTTCACAGGGCAGAGCGGCGCTATTCTGAACGTCATTCACCCCAATTCGGGTACTGGTAAGACCACCATTCTGCACATGTGCAACAGCGTCTGGGGTCACCCGAAGAACCTATGTGCGATCAAGGAGGATACTGCCAACGCCAAGACGATGCACCTCGGCATCATGAACAACCTGCCGTTTACGGTGGACGAAATCACGAACATGCAGTCGACGCAGTTTTCCGAGATGACGTACAACATGAGCCAAGGGCGCGGTAAGAACCGCATGAAGTCCTCTGGCAACGAGCTTAGGTTGAACGCCACCACATGGCAGACCATCAGCTTATGTTCGTCTAACGCATCTTTCTACGAGAAGCTGCACGAGAAGAAGAACAACCCGGACGGCGAAAAGATGCGCCTGCTGGAGTACAAGATTGGCTACAGCGATGCGCTGCCCACGGAACTGGCCAAGAACATGTTCGATCACCAGCTTATGAACCACTACGGTCACGCCGGTATCATCTACATGCAGTGGGTGGTGAACAATCTGGAGACGGTCAAGGACACCCTGCGCACTGTGCAGCTGAAGATTGACCGGGAACTCAAGCTGACGCAGCGTGAGCGGTTCTGGTCTGCCGAAGTCGCCGCCAACATCACCGGGGGTATCATCGCCTACCGGCTGGGCATCATCGACTGGGACATGAAGCGCATCTACGCGTGGGCCACCCAGATCGTTGAAGAAACCCGCAAGGACGTATCAGCCCCGGTCGAGGTTTCGGCTGCGGTGTTGGGCGACTACCTGAACCGGCATATCCACAACATGCTGGTCGTCAACGGCAACGCGGACAAGCGGTCAAACATGCTCTCGCTGCCCAAGCAGCTGCCGAAGGGCGAACTGCTGATACGCTACGAGCCCGATACGAAGCGGTTGTACCTTAGCTATAAGCACTTCCGGGAAGACTGCATCCGCAGCCAGATCAACTTCAAGGACTTCACGGAGGATATGAAGAAGCGCGGTGCGTATATCGACCCGTGCAATAAGCGCATGTCCAAGGGTACGGAGCTGACCACGCCATCTATCTACGCCATGGAGTTCGACACCAGCGTAGGTGACTTTGTCGATATGGACGAGGTGGTCGCGGCGGAGAGCGAGGATGAAAGTTGAGGGTGTCGCCTACGAAGTGAACTGGCGGAAGTTCAAGCGCGGGACGTCCATATTCCTACCGTGCTTGGACCCCCGCAGGGCGAAGGAGCAGGTGCTGACCGTGACCAACCGCCTGCGGCTAAAGGTGCTGTTTAAAGTTACCATCGAGGATAATGTAAGAGGTTTACGTGTCTGGCGCGTTCGCGTATGAACGTCAGCGGAAGTTTGCTCCTTCCGTTGCTTCCCCGCTGGTAAGGTCCCGCCGACTTTACCAGCGGGGTTTTTTATTGCGGTTTCATATTGCTTTGCTTCGCAAACACGGCTTCATCCAAGTCAAGCCCCATACCTGCAATGTCAAACATGTCGTCCTCGAACGATGCGTTCATAGCTGTGACGACCGTATAAGGGTCGACCTCATACGCCGGGTTACCGATCTTTTTATTATACTCTCGCACTTCAGCAAACGCTGCGTCGAGTTCTGCCCGCGCACCCGGATCACCGTTGCGCAATCGGCGGTAGGCGATTTTTACGTCTTTCAGCAGTTCGGTTTGCTGCTCTTTGAGTTCCTTTATACGCTCGGTCACCGTACGCGCGAACCGCTGCGTCTTGGACACTTCCGTTGGGTTATACCCTATAGCAGTGCCGATGATATCTGCGTTGGTCAGGTCTTCCTTGGCCACGCGGATTTTCTCATTGCCGGTACGTACGCCCTCGGTAGCAAACTCGTAGGCTTTTACCCCCGCCTTGATCTGCGCCGGCATACCCAGCTTGAGGGCGTCAAGGATGTTCCCCTTGGCGATCTCCTCACCCATACCAACTATGTTCAGCGAGGCCGACGCACCGGGGATGTTCTCTACCAGTGCGTTGTTAATCAGACCCTTCCAAGTGTCGGCGTCACGTGGACTGCGGAACCACAGGCCGGCGAGGTCGAGCGAGACGCGCGAACCCAAGTTCCATCCGCTGAGTTCGGATGCAGGGCCATTGAGCAAAACACCCGCAAGCGTGTGAGGCTTTCCATCTACGCCATTAATTGTAGGCGAACCGAAGTGATTTGGCAGCCACTCATAGATGAACTGGGCTTCGACGCTGTCCGCAGTCAGCGGATTGTGTTTCATACGAGCACGGCGGTCGTCGTCATCGTCCGTGCCGTCTTGGAGGGCTTGAAGCGCGGCCATACCGATAGTGAAGAGCGGCATACCTGTCAGGCCGCCGAACATGAAGCCCGCAGCCAACGTGCCGGTCAGCTCCTTGGTATAGACAGCCGCTTCTTCACGCTGAGCTTTCTTGTCCGGGTTGCCGATAGCAGCAATGCCACGCGCCATGGCGCGCCCTGCGCGGAAGAAGAACGCCGTAGTGATAACGGAGTAGTACTTAAACAAGTACACCGCTTTGGCGAGCTCGCTACCCTTCATGACGGGTGGGCGATAGATGCTGTTGAAGTTACCCAGCGTATCCGCAACCGTCTTGGCGGCGCGGTCAATAGCAGCTTGCTGACGCTCTTTGGGCTCAAGGTTGCTGAGCTTGTCGTACTCCAAGTCGTACGCCGCCATAAACGCAGCTTCGCGTGTCAGCTGATCCGCTACGTCCAGCATGTAGGTCATACCGTCGTAGAACGTATCCCACGCGCGTTCGCGCTTCAGCCCCGCCGCAGTGCCCGGTGTGCGTCCACGGCGCATGTTATACGTCGACATGGGTGTAACAATCCCATAGTCCCGGTTTGCCGCCTCCAACGCTGCCTTGCGCCGAGGGTCGTTCTTGATGATGTTTGACTCCCGCATCGTAAGCAGGCGCAGCGACTTCGACTGCCCCTTGTCAGCGTCTTCCAGCTTAGGTGTAGCCTTGAAGACGTTCATATAACGCGCAAGCGCTTTAGTAGTCGCGGCGAGACCGTACCGTGCGTACAGGTAGGGAGCTACACGCATCGGGATACCCGTGATCTGCGTAATGGCAGTGGCCGCTGACGTCAGGAACGAAATATACGCGAGCTGGTTCGCACCTGCTACAATCGCACCCGCAATGCTATCGGTGGCAGGCTTATATTCGGACTCTATACGCTCTTCCATACTGGCATAGAAGCTACGGATCATCTGGATGCGGTCAGCGGGTTCCTTACCCTGACCCTTGGGGTCCGTAAGGTTCTTCAGTTCCAGCATGCTACGGTCAATCTCGTTGCGATGCCGAAGACGCGCAAGGTCAGTCGCGTACTCTTCGATAGTGTCCGCAGTGACACGCAACGTGTCGACGCTGGAGCCCAGACGCTTCTTAGATTTGATAAACTGCTTACGGATAGTACCTTCGGGGCTGGCCAACAGGGACAACTGATAGACGTCGCTAATCAGCTGATCCTTCTTCTCGTTGGTAAACGCATCGGGATTGGTCTTCTGGATTTTAGCCATGACCTGATACAGCGTCGAGTTGACGCTGGGTGTATCAAAATCGCTAAGGTCCGCTGGGACGTCAAGACCATAGGCAAAAACGGAAGAGTCGTCTTTTTTCTTTTTGAGCTCTTCAGCCCAGCCTTCCAGTGCGGCGTCACGTTCAGCGGCGCTTTCGTAAAACGACAGCACGGGCTTACCAAACGGCGTCTTTTTCACGCGGAGCCAGAACCGGCCATAGCGCCGCCTCGGGAAATACTCACGGTAGAAAAGCCCTAGCGGCACTTCTGGGTAGTCTTCGTGCGCATCCTCCTTGGCAGGAGCATTTACCCTGTCGTGGAGCTTGTCGTGCTGCTGGCGCAGGTCGAGGACCATACGCTTGATAGCCATGTCGGAAGCCCCGGCATCTTTGAGGTCTTCCATATACTGCTCGGTCAGCATGCGGCGTGTGTCGTAAAGCTTCCGGTGCATGTCACGCAGGCGCATATACATCTCTTGCGCACCTTTAACCTGCCCCAGTTCGTTCCATGCGCGGAAACCACCGATAACATCAGCGGCACGCTTCCCCATTTGCTTGGTGTAGTAATTGCGGTCCTTGTCAGTCAGCTTGGGGTTAGCCAAATTGTTGTTATAAAACTTCCACGCACCATCGGTCTGGAGCGCGTCCTGCTCGGACATGCCCGATTTAAAAGCCTCGGCGTTGATGTTAAACCGGCTATTGTAGTCAATTGAATACGCCAGACGCTTTGCCCCAAGTGGGCTGGTCTCGGTGAACTTACGCAGGTCGGTGATGATTACACCCATCCGCGTACGGATAGCGACACGCGTGCCGTTTAAACGCCCGACACCCCTAACTGCCTCGCTCATAGCTTTGATAGACGGGTGATCGGCCCCCAGCAAAGTGGCAGCGTATTCAATCATGTCGTTCGTATCGAGCAGGCGCAGCCCCCGCAGCGCCATGAAGCGGTCGGCAAACTTCTTGGGGCTCATCAACCCCATCCAGTATTTGAACTCTCGGGCTTCCAAACCCGTCTTTAGCGCAGCCGTAAAGCTCTGCTGGAACTTTTCCGGGTCGAGCGGGTCGGCGGCAGTACGCTCAACCATCTTCTGGTTCTTGGCGATGCGTGCCTCTTGGTCGATGACCTTGGCGGCAGCGGGCTTTTTGGTAGCGGGCTTTTTGGCGGCAGGCTTTTTCTTGCCAGCGTAGACGACGGAGTCACTACCCACAGCGTTGCTGTCACCGCCCAGCGCCTGATCGTGCGCCATAGCAAGGATAACCCGGACTTCGCGGTCTGAGATGGCGAGGTCGGTGCCGAAGATTTTCCGGATGGCGTTCCTCAAGAAGCGAACAAGGCGATCAATCTTACCCGCAGCTATCGGACCGTCTTCCGACGCCTCGGCAAGCACTTCTTCGACGGCGCGGGCCAGCGGGTCTTCGTCACCCGAATACAGACCTTCGTTTTCTGCCATCCACCGGTCAGTGGCTTCCCGCACCTTCTGGTTCGTGCGATAGATTTCATTAAGTACGTCGTCGAGTCCCTCACGGAACGCACGCCGCAGACCGACATGACCAAGCACTTCGTGAAACAGCGTAGGAGCAACGTCTTCGACCGAGTCCATGTTGTCGGCAATAAGGTATATGTCGTTCCCTTGCAGGAAGCCAAAGGCGTCGAGGCGGTCGTCCTGCTCCAGCTGAGAACGAATGTCCGGCGGCAGGTCATCAACCGACTGCACCATCTTGACGTTGACGTTGGCGTTCCAGCGGCTGGTGATGGCGCGCACCACCGTGTCCATCTCTGCCAGCGAAATACCGTTGGGTGCACCCCTACCCTTACGGTACATAATCATATCCGGGCGTATCTGACCCATCAGCGCGCGATACTTCTGCTCAGTGATACGCCCAGCTTTGAAGTCCGCACGAAGCGCATTCAGCTTCTTAGTACGGTCGGCCTTCATCTCAGCCATACGCTTACGGGCACGGTCGTATATAGTGCGCTTCTGCTCCAATAGGAGAGCAGCCTGCTTCTTCATCTCAGCGGCGTTGGCTTTGATCTCGTTCTTGAGCGCCTGTTCTTCGGGGGTCAGTTTTACCCCCTTCTTGAAAAGGTCCTTACCAACCGCTTCCTGCCGAGTACGCAGTTTTTTCCCTGCCTTTCGCAGAGTGTCGACCTTATCCTGCGTAAAGTTGATGACACTCCAAATAAAATCCTTGTTGCGCCCGGTAGTGGTGGTCGGGCGGTTGGTCGCCGTGGAGGCAACTTCCCGTGTATCTTCTAGCATACGCACAAGTTCGGTGCGCTCGGCGTCATTGATGTCCCGCGCTTTACGCGCCTTGTCAATTTCCTCAGTCAGCAAGTCAACTTGCTCTTGCTGCGCCTCGTTCAACTTCCCAGCAACGTCCTCGGGGTCGACAGCATCACGGGAGAAGATATCTTTCGGGGTCGTAGCAGCTTTGGGCTTCACAGCTGGGTAACGCACGACCTCAACGCCGTCGACCGTCTCGCGCGGGCCAACCTTCGGCTGCTTAAGGATTTGCTTGCGCAGCCCAGACGCGCTGATGGAGCGCGCCACAAGTTTGCCACCCGGAACACGAAGGTGCCAAGGGCGGTCCTTCGTTTTAGATTCATACCGCACTTCATAGCCGGGGTTGTTCTCGTCCACGAACTTCTGAAGAGTGGCTGTCTCCGACGTTACTTCGGGCGCGGTGCCTTCACCCGCAGGGGGCGCAGCTTTAACGGCTTCTGGCGCAAGGGCTTCAACCGTAGCAACTTTTGGCGCAGGGGCTTCAACCGTAGCGGCTTCTGACGTACTTTCTTCGACGGCACTGGGGGTCTCCGTGGTAGGTGCGGGAGTAGGCGCAGTCTTCTTTGCTGTGACTTTTTCGCCACGTATCCGCTGACCGCGCTCCAGAACGGAACCGATGGCATCGTACGCGGCAACTTCGGGGCTTTGCAGGACGATGCGCGCGGCCTGCTTTTTCTGCTCGGCGTTGAGCTCTTCAACTTCAAAATCAAAAGCGTTTTCGGCAAACACCTTCTCAATGGTAGGCACCATGGCTTTGACCTGCGCCCCGGTGGGCTCGGCTATGGGCGCAACCTTTGGCGTCAGTATACCGTCTGCTCCTGCTTCAGGCGCAGTTCCTTCTTCGACGGCACTGGGGGTCTCCGTAGTAGGTGCGGGAGTTGAAACCGTTGCGGCCATTTTCCCAGAGTTATAATTATCCCGCCACGCTTCAAACGCCGCGCGTTCTTCAGCGTCACCGGGGATAAATATCGTTTTTCCACCTGAAGGCTTACCCTGTGAAGGCAAACCTAGCCCAATACGAACATCTCGGACGGTGTCCACGTCGAGCTTTGTGGCCGTTGCAATCTCGGCAGCAGTCTTATCTTGGGCGTGAAGGTCGGTGATGGTATCGAGGACAGCCGGGTTTCGCTGGCGTAAAACATCAACCGTGGCGCGAGCATTGTCTACGGCGTAACTGGGAGCGCCAGTAGGTGGCGTCAGTGTACCGTCTGCTCCTGCTTCTGCTCCAGTAGTGTCACCAGCAGAAACTCCAGTGTCAGCCACTCCGACGGATTCAGCTTGTGAAGTGGTTCGGGTATCTTCTTCGGCGGTCGCGGCAGCGCCAGCAGGTGGAACGCCTGCCCCAGCTGCTCCAGCGTCAGCCACGTCAGGTCCACCTGCTCCTCCAGCCACTCCCGCTGCTTGCGCTTCTTCGGCACCTTTTTTCCCCCGAACAGTTGGTTCTGGAACTTCATCTACCGGCGTAGTGGCAGCCGCTTCGGCTTCGGGCGTGGTTTTCGCGTCCTTACCAGCTTGGGCTCGGGCTTCCGCTCGGCGTCGAGCATTTTGAGCAAACGCAAGTGCTTCCTCTTCCGTGGCAACCACACCTGTGTTTAGGAGGTCGTCTGCCATCTGGCGGACAGCGGCGTCTTTCTCCTCGGGGGTAGCCTGCTCACTACCCATCGTAGATGTGATGTCGGCAGCGCGCTTCTGGAGTGTGTCCTGAATAGCAGCGCGATCACGTTCCGGTTGGGTCTCATAAACCTTACCCCCAGCGCCGGGGATGAGGGACGCAATAGCTTCAAACGCCGCCTGACCTGCGACACCCTGCATGGGGTCGACGTCGAAGCCTTCCCGCTGGAGCGCCAAGTTCTGAGCATAGCGTTCTTGACCTGCCTGCGCACCTTCGGGGAGCGCTTCGCTAACGGCACCAGTTAGGGCGCTACGAGCAAAACCCGGTGCAGCTTTACCTGTTACCTGTGCTGTTGCTCCGGCGGGTAGACCAGCCAAGGCGGCTTTCTCCGCGGCTTCACGCGCAGCGGCTTTGGTAGCAGCTTTGGTGGCAGCATTTATACCAAGACGGTTTGCAACAGCCGGGGCAAGACCAGTGGCGGCAGCGAGAGCACCGAGTGCGCCACCCAGCGCCATCATATCCGTGTTCTCGCCGCCGTATTCTTGGGCTTTCTCAGCAACGGCAGCAGCCTGCTCGGGGGTCACTTTACCGGTTTTGAGCAGTTCTTCTTGGACAGCGTCGTAGATGTCGCCCTTAATCATACCCACGCCAGACGCAGCACCGAGCGCGGCAGCTGCGGGGATACCCCCACCAGTCATGGCAGCGAGAGCGAACGGAACGGCAGAACCCACTACGCTGGCTGTGGTTTCAAGCGGTGAAAGAGCGAACGACTTACCGGCGGCCTTGACCTGCTCCCAGATACCCTTGTCTTCCGCTTCCTTCTGGATAGCAGCAGAGGTGATGGCATCTTCACGCGACCCAGCGGACTTTAGTTCGCCAGCCAAGCGGGTGACGTCACCGAGGAAACCGGAGACCGCGTTATCCGCGCCGAATAGGTCGGTGAGGGTCTTACCCGTGCCAGCCAGCCCTTGGGCTGCACTTAGCGGGATATCAGCAAGCCCCGCCAGCGCGCCACCCACCAGAGGCACTTGCTCCAGTAGGTTTTCTTCCTGTTTCGGCGTAGCAGCTTGCGGTGCCCGCTTCAGGATTTCCGCCTGCACGTATTCACGGCTAAGACCCGGTGGCCCTTCGACGGAGTAAACTTTACCGTCGAGCCCTGTCATCGTGTAGCGCGGCATTAGGCGTTACCCTTGAGGTGGATAGATAGGACCTAAGTCTACAGTATCTTGACCTGCACCGCTACGTCCGGAGTTTACGATAGCCATCGACCCAGCCTTTTGCACGTTGACGGGGTTAGTAGCCGGGTCGAAGTAGCGCGCCCCAAGCGCCTTTTCGTAAGCCTTCTGCCGCAAATACGAATCGTCCTTACGATACGCGTTGGGGTTTGCCCTGTACTCCCCCATCGACTTGGCAAGAGGCAGCCTGTCGTTAATCAACTTAGCGTTCTGGTAGATGCTTTGCGCGTACAGCATGACCGGATCGGGCTTATCACGCCCCGCTGCCGCTGCCCTAGTAGCTGCGATCTGTTGGCGAGTAAGGTCTGATTCGATATTCAACTTCTCGCGTTGGAACGCCCTATCTTCCCTGTCCTTCTTGTCAGTTTGAGCAAGTTCAGCGTACCTACCCTTACCCTGCATGTACAGGTCAGCCTCGCGGCGCGCTTCGGCGTTGCTCGCACCTTCGTCAAGCGCCAGCTGTTTAATAGCCTCACGTTGTTCGGCGCGCCGTTCCTTGACGTTCTCCTGATAACCGGGAAGAGTTTTACGGGCGGCCTTACCCGCTGCCGATAGTAGGGGACCCGTCTCGCTTGTCAGCGCGGCACCAAAGTCCATAAGAAAAGCATTTAAACCTTGTTTGCGGAGCTTCTCTTGACCTTCCTCGGACAGCGACTCGTTATAGAGCTTCTTTGCGCGTTCAGACGCTTCGGTCTTGGGCTGATACAGCTTCCTGTGCTCTTCAACCAACGCCATGGGGTCGGAAGAGTACCCAAACAGGTTATCTGGCGCAGCACTTAGTGTGCCGGGTGAACCCGTGCGAAAAGACACGATGCCACCGTCGGCGTAACTGCCGTCCATGGGCTCATCAAACATGTTGTCCGGAACGGGGAGCGCAGCCAAGCCGCCGTCAGCCATACCCATAGGCATATCACCCATAGGCATATCACCCATAGGCGGAGCAGGAGGAGCACCCATAGGCGGAGCACCCATAGGCATATCACCCATCGGGGGAGCACCGGGCGGCATACCGCCCATAGGCGGAGCACCCATAGGCGGAGCACCGGGAGGCGGACCTATGCCACCCATCGAGGCAGGTGGAGCCAAAGGATTAAAAAGCTGCTGAGCTACAGTTTGCGTGGGGGCCTGTGCAGTTTGTGCTTCAGCCATCATATATTTCTTAAGCGTAGCCGCCAACGCACCGACAGTAGGGTCAATGGTACCCATCTGCATACCCAAGGCTATCTTTTGCAGATCGCCACCATGAGCCATAAGAACTTCTCGGGGCTCGTCTAATAAGTATGGTGTCGTTCCCATGATTTAGGGCCCCCTAAACGTATTGTATGCACCAAGCCCGGCAAGCCCAGTACCTAAAATCTGTTGCCCCACGCCGGGCGTCGGTGCGTACGTCCGTGATGTAGAGTTGAGGTCCACGGGGATACCACGCATAAGATTGCTGAAGTAACCAAGCTTCTCCATCTCATCGTCCCGCACCCGCAGGAACTCAGCATAGTCATTATCAAGAAACCGCTGATCCATCCCCTGTTGCTCAGCCGCCGCAGCTGCCTGAGCTTGCAGCCGCGCGAGATCAGCCTGCTGCTGGGCTTGACCGATGTTACTCAGTGTCTGACCCGCCTGATTTGCGGTTTGAAACCCAGTCATCTTCTGCTCCGCGCCAAACTGACGGGACTGCTCTCTGAGGCGCTGGGCTTCAAGTCCTTGGTTCGAACCGAACTGGCGCGACAAATCACTAAGGCGCTGCGCTTCAATCCCGGCTGTAGTACCGAACTGATTGGACTGCTCTCTGAGTCGCTGGGCTTCAAGCCCTTGGTTTGAACCAAACTGACGCGCCAAATCGTTAAGGCGTTGCGCTTCGAGCCTTTGAGTCGAACCAAACTGACGAGACTGTTCTCCAAGGCGCAGAGCTTCAAGGTTCTGCTGTGAATCATACTGGCGGGACTGCTCACCAAGGCGCTGCGCTTCGAGACCCAACTGCTGGGTTTGCATAGCCCCTTGCAGGTTCTGCCCGCGAACACCGAGATCAGCCTGCTGATTGGCAAGCGCCGCACGAAGTGCGTTCTCGGCGTTCATACCGCGCATCTGGTTTTCAGCAGCCATGTTCTGGACGCGAGCCTGTTGCTCGTTGCTCAGGTTGGCAAGAGCGGTTTGCAGGCCGGTGGTGGTGCCAAGCTCCTGAACACCTAGAGCCGCTTGCAGGTTAGCCTGCTGCGCCGCCATCTGTGCTGCACGGTCCCGCTCGAACTGACCCTGCGAACTTTCAAACGCACCTTGGAGGCCACGAGCTTCGATATCACCCAGCTGCTGACCAAGGTTACGTTCGCGCTCAAGACCCGCCAAAAGCTGACGGCTACCACCATAAGTACCCTGACGAGCCGCTCCAAGGTCTTGAACTATCTGCCCCTGCCGCGCATCTCGTATGGCTTCGCGCTTCTGTGTATCGAGCACGTTGCGGATGTACGGCGACATGTACTGCTCGGCTTGCGCCTGATCGAAGCGGTCCGGTGCCGCCATCTGGAAGCGTTCAAGGTTTGCTTGAAACTGCGTCTGCGCAGCCTGCATCTTGTCGGCTTGTACGCGCTCCGCAACCGTATCGCGGACGTTCCCGAGGTCGCCTAGACCTTGAACGCTAAACTCCCCCGGCCTGAAGCCAGTGGTAAACGATCCAGAATTATAGTCGCTGGTAAACTGTGAAGGATTATAGCCGGCATTGAACTGACCCGGATTGAAACCCGTGGTAAACTGTGAGGGATTATAGCCGGCATTGAACTGACCCGGATCGTAATTCAGGTCAAGCGCGCCCCGACCCGCCTGATACGCCAGTGCAGAACCGGTGCCAAACTGAGCCGGCGCACCCATAGCAAGGGCGTTCTTTTGAATCTGTTCCTGCGCTGGGGTGAATTTCGCAATACGATCACCTGTGTACTTTTCGTACGGGCGGTTGGATATCTTCTGCGCACGCTGCATGATATCTTGGAAGTACGGTTCTGCGTACGCAGGTAGGCTATTCTGAGTAACCGTCGTGTTTGTAGGTTGAGCTGCGCCGCCTTTGCCGCCGCCAGAAGCGGCACCAGCGGCGGCACCAGCGAGCATACCCGCCCCCACTGCTAAAAAAGGAAATGGCATTAGTACAGCCCCCCGTTAAAAATGTTGTGCGTCATCACGCCAACCCCCCGATACCCTTGGCTACCTTGGTGTCTTGGCCACGACGAGCTTTCTTACGGGCCTTGTGAGCCTTGTTCATAAGCGCGTAGAGCTTCTGGGTGCCCTTGCTATGGCTACCAGCGCCGAGGCGGCGGATTGCTTCCGGTGAGAAGATCACCTCGTCGCGCGCCACGCGAGCTTTTTGCTTACCGCCAATACGAGCGGGGACAGAATCACTAACGCCGTCCCCACCACCACGAACAGGACGACCGCCCATAGCAGCAAGACGCTCGATGCCAGCATTGCTGCTACCGTTACCCATTTCCGAAACCGTGCGCGCATCGACGACAAAGGAGCCCTCCTTCATACCCACTTCACCGCCGCGAGCTTTTAGCTCTTCGAACTCCTCGGAGTCACCAAAAATACTGGTCGGTAGGCCGTAGTTCCCTCCAAAAGTAGCAGTGGGGAAGCTGTAGTTCCCTCCGGTAATCCGAGGGTCAAGGTTGCTACCAAAGCTGCTCATGCTGTTCATATTGCTGCTCATATCGCTGAACGGACTGGAGCCGGCGAAATCTCGGTTATAACCACTGTAGCCACTGCCGGTACCGTAACCACTGGACACGTTGATCTGTGGTGCCCCGACCGGGTTCACAACTAAATCTTCAAGGTCAAAGTTAGGCATCACGCCCTGCCCCGATACGTTTGTACCACGGATTGTGGTTCCGGGTAGCGGGTTATTTGACGGCGGCCCCGAAGCAATTTCTGACGACATACGGCCCCCATACATATTGGCGAGGTCAATGGCGTTCGCTCCGCCACCGCTATTGGTGCTGGGGCTAGACCTAGAAGTTGAAGCCGCTTCTCCAACCGTGCCGCCGCCGGGGCCACCCCCGCCCGTGGTTGTGGTAGTGGTGCCACCCGTACCCGTTGCGGGGTCGGAGGTTTTAGGCACGGGCACGTGCTTAACGGACGGAGGGGAGTACATAGATGCTGTGATTGCACCGGGGCTATTACGGCTGAAGAAGTCCACGGCTGCTTGGAAATCACCAGCGGCAGGGAGCGAAGCGACACCGCCCTCCGCCATGCGAGGGACGGGCGGCGGCTCCGGCTCAAGGAAATCAAATGCAGCACCGTTAGCACGCTTCATTTCTTCTAGCGTCCGAGACCGGAAGGTGCGCGGTTTTGGATAATAGGGGCCTTCGTATTTGTATTTATTTTCTTCTTCCTCCGGCGTGAGCATGGAGGGCTGCATGGCGCTACTAAGCCCACCATAAAGACCCAGCCCAGCGGCGTAGGGGGCGTATTTAGCAGCTGCACCCTTCAAGCCAACGGAAGCAGCTTGACCAAACTTCTGACCAAAGCCGGCAAGACCGGTTTTAGCGGTACCTAGCTGAGCCGTTTGCGAAAGAATTTCGGGGGCAAGGTCGGGGGCAATGGGAGCAAACGCAGGAGTCGCGGTCGCCGCTGCCGGTGCGCCAAAGCCCGCCGCGTCAAAGGAAGGAACTGCACTTTTACCAAAACCGGTACCAATACCGAGCATGTTATTACCCGCGGAGTTTAGCCCGAGCACACTACTCCCACCGGGACCGGGGGCCATAGGCAAACCCGTTGCGCTTGTAATTGGCGCTCCCGTTGGCAGCATATTTTGCGCACCGCCACCGACGATATCTACGCCGCCCAGAGTTTTAGTCGCGCCAATTTTACCCAAGCCCGCTGCGCCGCCAAGAGCCGCGCCACCATACGCACCAAGCCCAGCCATGAGGCCCTTACGGATATCGCCAGTTAGCGCCGTTTGGCCCGCGCCTACAAGGAGACCTGCGGTCATAGGGTTGATAAGGCCACCCGTCAGCGGTGCCGCAATAGCGCCCAATATCATGGGAAGCATTTTCTTCAGGAAGCTGGCTTCAGGCAGGCCCGTGTTGGGGTTAGTCGATAGGTCGCCGCCAAACTGCTGAGCCAAACCCCGCAGGCTGTTCACCTCACCCGGCGTCATGTGGACAAGAACGGAGTCCTCGCCGCGCCCTTGGCCCTGAAGCTGCTGCGCCATCGGGTTCGCACGGTTGTTAAGGCCAGAAAGAGACGGCAAGCCACCAGCACCCGGCATCGGGTTGTTATTGTACGTGCCCCCTGCGGGGGTGTACGGCGTGGGGTTAGATTGCTGAACGTCCAATACCTGCATAATCTGATCCTTGAGCGCTATCTCGTACGTACACTGACGCTACCGATTTGTCCAAATCCAATTACCGAAAGAGGAGCAACGCGGGTAACAGGCGGGAACTGAGCAGATACGTGGGTAATACCAACAATCACTGACGGTGTAGCAGGAATAGCCGGGGTAACACCCCCGCTAGCAGCAACTGCTGGAAAATGTTCGATTGACACGGTGGTATTACTGACGCGCCACATAAGCTCGACGTACTGGTTGTCCGCTGTAATATCGACCATAATGGGTGTCACAGCAATAAGGTGCGACGGGTCACCGCTTGATTTACGTGCAGGTAACGAGAACCGGCTGTTGGAGTTGGCGATGTCCGTACCGTTCTTACGTAGCCAGATGTCTACGTCGTGCGCGCTATTGTCCGTGTTCTTAAGCTGGATGCTGTAGGCGACGTTATAAATACCCCTCTTAGCGAAGGTAATCCGCGAGTTGCTGACGATGCTGATATTAGCTGGAAACTCGTTGATGTTCAAGGTGATGGCGTAGGCATTAGCTACGCTTGCAGCCGTCTGGTCTTGGTCGCTCGATAGCTGGTTATAGGGAAGCTGAAGGAAGCGCCCGTCGCCATAGAAAGTGCCGCCATAGAAGTTATCACCCATGACGTTGTTAATGATGGAGTTTTGCGCAGCGAAATCGTCCGTACCTACGTATAACGCATCGACCCTGTCGATATCAGCGTGGCTTGCAATCAGACTGCTGGTAGTAACGGTATCTGCGTTGACGTCGGTGCCCGTGAAGGTACCACCATAAAAGTTAGCAGCCCGGTAGGACTGCGCTTGGTTGGGAGTGATTGAGTCTAGCTGGTTGAAATAAAGCTCAATGACACGGATAAGCTGCCGCACGTACTGCGGATCATACTGCGCAGGCGGGTTGGGTAGCGGAGCAGCTTTGAACCGTTCAAGTGCCATCAGCGTCGGCCATCTTCACGAGCATCCAAACGCGGCGCACCAAGTTGCCACTGGACACCGAGAGCTTCGGAGCGGATTTTAAACGCCATCTGGCGCGCACGGGCGCGCATAAACACTTGGCTGGTGAATTCATCAACCGAGGTCTCTACGACAATTTTGCTGTCGTTGGGGTTGTTTGTGAGCGCCGAACCGGGGAAGTTGCGGGTGCGGATTTGCATATCTACCGCTGGGTTAT